CCCTGCGTATGAGTATGACCCTGAACACAACGTCTACTTTGAGGATTGTGTGCAAGGGATGCGTGAACGCCTTGACGACGATAGCGTGGATATGGTGTTTACGAGTCCGCCGTACAACATTGACAAGCAACAGTCGGGCACGCGTTCATCTGACACCGTGGAGTATGCAGACGATAGGACGCCGGAGGAGTTCAAGGAATGGTTAGGGCAGGTGTTCCGTGAGGTGGTTCGGGTGGTCAAACCGGAGGGGCATATCTTCATCAACTTAGACCACGACTGGACCGACGGCGATTGCGTTCCTTCAACTTGGCTTAGTGACGTGGTTCCTGCACCACTACGCTCAATTATTGTGTGGTCAAAAATGAGCTTTCACCGCCCACACTACCCACAAAGAGGACAATTTCAGACGGACCACGAACCAATTTACGACTTTTCTGTTAACCCACGACCACTTGATACCAACAAGGCCGGCGCGGTGTGGGAAATACCCACCGCCGAGCGAGTTGACGGGTTAGACTATGGGGAACACCCCGCCCCATTTCCGACAGACCTTGTTACACGCGCTCTAAATGAGGCCAGCGACGAAGGCGACGTTATCCTTGACCCGTTCATGGGAAGCGGCACGACGGCCGTGGCCGCTATCCAGAACGATAGGGATTACGTTGGGTTTGAGTTAGACGAAGAAGGCGCGTACAAACCGATTGTAGAACGCCGAATCGGTGAGGCAAAGCGGCAGAAAGACGCCAGCGTGAATCAGGCCAATGAGTGAGGAGATATGCGGCCACCCGAAGAACGACGGCGAACCGTGCGAATACACGCCCAAGTATGAGGACGGGAAGTGTGGCATCCACTCCGAGCATAACGACCGGAAGGTTGGCCGCCCCTCCGAGATAGAGGAACACAAGAACGACGTGTTGACGGGCGCCCGACAGGGTATGACAATCGCCGGGTGTGCCAGATTAGCGGGTGTGGCCGAGAAAACCCTGCACGATTATCTGAATAAACACCCGGAATTTAGTAAGTCGTTCTACCGTGCGCGTGCGCAAGGGGAGTTATCGCACATCCAGAGCGTGAACGACAGGGGTTCACAGTTCCTGCTAGAGCGGTCGTATGGCTATACCAAGACGCAAGAGGTGGAGCATAGTGGCGAGGGTATGACTATCGCACTCCCCGAATCCGTGACCGACAAATGGGAACGCAACAACAGCAACAGCGAATAACGCCGTTTCACGAGCAAGAGCCGTTCCTATGGGATAGCCACCGATACTATGGCTACATTAGTGGTGGCGGGGCGGGGAAAACTGCAGTAGGCGTTATGCGAACCGCGTTAAACGCCGAGTTGTGGAACCGTGGAGACATGGGTGCGATAGTCGCGCCTACCACGGGTATGGTCAAAAACGCGATTCTCCCGCTCATGCGTGACTTTGGCCTTCTCAACAGGTGGGAATACAAGGGCCCACAGTCGTCCGAACCCGGCCTGCAGACACCCGACGGCGGGCGTATCGTAATCCTGTCGGCCGACAACAAACGGCAGGTCGAGCGCCTTGCATCCCTCAATCTTGCGTATTTCTGGATTGACGAGAGCCGTGACGTGCCCCAACGCGCCCGGCAAATCCTCATCCAGCGATTACGACAGGGTGACCACACCAACGGGTACATTACGTCGACACCGAGAGGGAAGAACCACGATTACCAGTTTTTTGTCGGTGAGCAAGACGCAGACCGCCGGACTCGGGGCGCTTCGACAGTCTATGAGTCGGAGGATCGGCTTGCAATCACAAACGTATCCACGGGTGCCAACCCGCACCTTGACCCGGACGACGTGCAGGCCATTCGTGACGAACACCCGTCGGGCCTGTTAGAGCAAGAGGTTGAGGGTGGGTTTGTCGAACCGTCCGGTGGTCTGTTCAAGCCGGATATGTTGGAGTTCGTCACACCAGAGGACTTGCCGAACCGTGATTTCCGGTGGGTGGCCGGCGTTGACGTGGGTGTCGAGAGTAACACAAAGCGGGCGAATCAGAAGGATACCGACTATTGGGCCATATCCTTGCTTGCGGTTGACCGGATGGATAAGACGGCGTATCTTGCGGATTGCCTTCGTGAGCGTGGCATGACGTTGAAACAGGGTGTCGCATGGATTCGTGAGCAAATGAGTACCGTGCCGGCCCCAACGCTGTATGTGGAGAGCAATGCCGCGCAAGCGTGGTTGCCTCAACAGCTATCCGACGAGGGGCTTAACGCGGTTCAAATCCACAGTCGGGACAAGAAAGAGGAACGCCTTACCGCTCTTACCCTTCCAGTAGAGCGGGGTGACGTGAAACTCGTGAACCGTGAGATTGACGATTCGTTAGGATACGACCCACGGTTCAAGGAGCTAATCAGCGAGATGTTGTCGTTCCCGAATGGCTCACATGACGACGTTCTTGACTCACTCCATATGGCGGTTAGCAACGTGGATTTCGCCGGATCGTCTGTCTTTGCCAGCAACCCATATTCCGACGATAACGAACTTTAATGGTGGTAGCGCCGCTGTGTGTAGGTATGTCGGAGAAAGCCTTGGGGAAGGCACGTAGCGATAGCACGGGCGGCGACTTTAATCTGTCCTGTCGAGAGTGCGGCAAGGAGTACGATTCACGGCAAGGGTTGGTGTATCACTACAAAACAGACACGAATGAGTGTGTGGGACTTTCGTGCAGGCGGTGTGACGCCACTCACTTGCGGGATCGGGTGACCTTGTATCGCCACATGGCGAAGGTACACGGCGTGGGCCACTCGTACATTGACCCGCGCCTGTCTGATTCGGAGTGGTATCGGCGGGCCTACGTTGACCGTGGCCTTACGACAACGGACATAGCCGATAAGTGCGGGTGCAGCCCCGAGACGGCCCGCGAGTGGAAACGGAAACACGGTATTGAGAGCATCGGAGAATACAAGAGCCGGGGCACGGGCAAGGACAATGCGACGTGGGTTGACAACACCGAGACAACCGAGTGTGCCTATTGTGGTGAGAGCATAGAAATTCGGAAGCGCCGGATTGAACTGGCAGAAAACAATTTCTGCAATCCCGGTTGCCACTCGACATACGTGAGTGAGAATCGCGTTGGGGAGAATCACCCGCTCTACAAGGGTGGGCCGAAATACTACGGTGTCGAATGGCGACAAGAGATACGGCCAAAAGTCAGAGAGCGGGACGGGCATACGTGCCAGTTCTGCGGGATTACCGAGTCGGAGATGCCGAGAGAGTTGGACGTACACCACCTGATACCCGTGGACGACTTTGAGACAACGGCGGACGCCCATGAGCTACACAACTTAGTGTGTGCGTGCCGTTCGTGTCACCAGACATGGGAGGGAATACCGCTACGCCCCGACACGGGTGGTGAATAGAATGGACCTGCCTGAGTTGGCGCGAGACGGCGCAGAGAGCGTAAAGGCGAAGGCCACGTCGGTTATCCCGTGGTTGCCGGACCCGTGGGTCTGTGAGTGTGGTGGGGCGTGTGTGGCCGATACGCAGTTTGTAGAAGAGCAAGCCATGCCGGTGCAAGTCTGGCAATGCCGGGAGTGCAAACGCCGCTACTATAGAGATGAAAACAGTAGTGTATCAGCAAAGCCCTACAAGTGACGTAGTGGTGTAGTACGATAGGCCTAAATTGCACACACTTATGTAGCACTATCACGTAGCCACGGTGTAGTATGAGCGAAAGCGAAGCCAAGGAATACACTTCCCTCCGAGTTGAGAAAGGTGTCGTGGCCGAAGCGCGAGACGCCAAGCACGAGGGGGAGACGTGGAGTGAGTTTATCCGCCGATGTAGCGACACCCGCCCGGAGATTGTGGAGTACGTCAAGGCCGGCGAGATTGACGTTGGGACGGCGAGTGTTGACGTGGAGGAACTGGCCGCAGCACTCTCAAAGAAGATGGGATCGGACTTAGAGCTTGCCGCGCACCGAGGCGCTTCCGACGCACTGGAGGAGGCGAGTCGGTAATGGTGTCTCTGACGGCCGACGGTGTGCGACGGATTCGTGAGTCCCACCTCCCGCGCAACGAATTTGTTAGAATCACTGGCAAGGCACCAAACGACAAAGAGATGGATTGGGTTATGTCCGGTTGGATACCGGGGAGTCTGCCATGAAGCGAGACGGCACGCCCGAGACGTGGTTAGAGGCGTGGGTGTTGGAGTCGGGATTGGGGCGCATGGCGTTCCACACTTGCCAACCCGAAGAGTTCACCCGAAACCAAGTTGAGGCATTGAACAACAGTCGCTTTGATGTAGTGAACAACCCACAGTCGCACAGTGTCTTGTCGTGGGTTCGGAAAGAGACGCAACCCCACCGTCTTGCGGGTGCCGAACCACGCACCCAACCGGAGGACGCAGGGGAATGAGTGACGCGCCGGTTTGCACCAACTGTGGCGTAAACCACCCGTGGTTATTGAACCTGAATGATATGGTCCGCGTTATCAACTTTGAGTGCAACGAGTGTGGGTGGCAACAGACGCGAATAGTTGAAGAGTAGCACAACGCCTTTGCACACGCCGGATAAAGGCGATAACAAGCAATGGGTCTGTTTGAAACCTCTCGCCAACTCGCCACGCTTTACGCGAGTTCGCTCAAACGCCGTCTTGAGAATCGTGGCCGGCCAAACACAATCACGGACGCGGGCGGGACGATGGATTCCTATTCCTTCGGCCAGCAAGACCTTAATCGGAACGAACTCCGGCAGGCCAAGCACATCCGCGAGCGTGGGGGCCTTGTCGCGCAACTGTTTCACACAAAGGCGCTCATCAAGTTTGGGACGGGCGCGGAACTACAGGCAGAGGACGACGAACTTGAAGCGTGGTTACAGGACACGTTTACGAACCTTGACGATTTGGTGCTTGACTTGGGCGAGGACGCGATTTGGTTTCCGTATGGTCTTGGCGAGATAGTTCCCTCTGCCACGGGCCGGCGATTCGGTCACATCCAGTTGGTGGAACCGTGGACGATGCTCCCTGAGGAGAACGAATATGGCGACATACTGGGGTGGACGCAAGAGACGGAAGGGCGCGGCCGTGAGAGCAAGTTCTACCCCGAGGGGGAAGTTGGCTCCATTATCCTCAACAAAGCGTCTGGTAGGGACAACGTGGGCGTCTCGGAGGTACTGCGCACCGAAGAGGAGATAACCCAATACAAAGAGAATCAGCGGGCCGTCAACAAGGCCATTGAGGTTACTGGGTTTCCGCATCACCACTGGACGCTTGGGAAGGACGGCCAGACCCCAGTGAGTGACGACGAACTCCGGCGGGTTCGGAATCTAATCGACCAAGCCATGAAGAAAGGCGACAGTCAGATATTCACGGGGCCAGCCGTGGAACACAACCGGATTGAAGCGGGCGATATGCCGTTTGCCGAGATAACCGAGCGTGACCTACGGATGCTCACGTCTGCGATTGGCCTGCCGTTTGAACTCGTGGGCTACGGGAGTGACGGCCTTGGGTCCGGGCATGAAGCGAAACTCAAGATGGATTTGCTAGCGATCCAGAACGAGGCCGACCGACGCAGGTTCGGCCAACAGTTCGTTAGTGAGTTCGTCAAGCCGGTGATTCGAGAGTTTAGCGACTTTGACCCGAACGCAGAGGTGACGCTTGAAATCAAGCCCTTCTTGGACGACAAGCAGGACATGGCGTCCCTTATCAAACAGGTGGGGAACTACATGACGACGGACGAAGTGAGAGAGCGGTTGAACCTCTCCCCGGTGGAGGACGATGAAGTGGGCGAGTCGTTTGTCAACCCGGCCAAGCAAGAGGGTGGGGAAGAGGGCGAAGAGGGTGACGACCCGCTTGGTGGTCTGTTTGGGAGTGACCGCACGTTGAACGCGGGGGAAGAAGACCGGTATTATCTGCAGATGCTTAACAAGGTGGCGTGGGCGGACGACACCGACCGCCAGCTTGTCGCGTTTAGCGAGTCGGAGATACCGGAAATGGTCAAGCAACGCCTCCGTGACGCTATCCGTGGTGGGGCCATGTTTAGCGACTTTGAAACCATAGAGTCCGAGCGACTGTTTGAACTTCGCGAGTTCTTCATTAACACGCTTGAGGATGAGGGCTGGACGTTGGACGGCATGGCAGAGAAGTTGAGCAATGAGTTTGATGTGTCTCTCGACAAGGCCGAAACTATCGCTCGGACGGAAACCGCTTCGGTGGTGAACGGCGCACGGAAAGAGGCGTATCAAGAGCGTGACCCGGATGGGAGTCAAGTCTACAAATGGGTAGGCACGGACGACGGTCGGACGACCGAAGCGTGTACGTGGCTCAAGGAGCAAACGAACCCGGACTTTGGCGGTGAACCCGTTGGCCTCAAAGAGATGCAGAATCTCATAGAAGAGGCACCGACGCATGACAACGGTTTGCAGGACGACATTGCGCGGCCAAGCACGTTTACCGTGCATCCGAACGAGCGGCATACGTTCGTCCGTGCCGTGGGAAGCGAACTAAGTGCTGCAGCGGATCGGCGGCTTGAGACATACAACGACTATCCCAAAGCGGCCCAAGAGAACGCACGACAGGCACTTGAGGCGCGGGAGGACACGGGCAACCCGAACGATTGCGGGACGGACGTGGGGTGGGAACGCGCCAACCAACTTGATAATGGCGAGAATCTGAGCAAGGACACGATTAGTCGCATGGCCGCGTTTGAGCGACACGAGGATAACGCCGAGATGGACGACGATGAAGGCCGGGCGGATTGCGGGTGGATGATGTATAAGGCATGGGGCGGGGAAGAGGGAATCGCGTGGGCACAGCGGAAGTTGGACGAACTAGCAAAGGAGGGTGACAGAGCGGCACAGGCTACGCTTGCTGAGTTAGCGACGGACGGGCGGGCGTGGGCCGAGCGTGCGTTCCTCCGCCGTGATGTTGACCCGTCGGAGTGGATTCGAGACGACAAGGACGACGATACCGGGAAGGTGCCGCCGTCGCCCTTGGATTGAAAACACTTATGTAGAAGTGTGCTATAGTGTTGTATGCATATGGGCAAGTGTGAACATTGCAACAAGACGATAGACGAACCGGATTACGTCAAGACGGTGCCGGGGTACGACGGCCAGATTGAACTGTGGTTCTGCAAGGACTGTAACAATGCGTGACGGCAAACTTCCGTGGTGTCCGGCGTGTGAGGCGTATAGCGTGCCGGTTGAAGGCGACCAATGCGGCGTGTGCTATACCGTGGTGGAATGGAAAGACGACGATTGACGACACCGATAGAGTAAAGTGCAAACACGACTAACGTAGGCTTGCACAGCAACCACGGGGAGGATAGCAACCCTATCTGGCCTCGTGGGCGTGGTGCGCGACCGTCTGGCCCGCGATACGGGCTTTCACGGGTTGATGTGGCCGCAAGGTGACGGACTGTATGACAGTCTTAGGCGGTTCAAATCCGCCCAACCCGACTTGGGTTCCACCGATCCGATTGGCGTAAGGCCGGTGGCGGTTGCAATTCCGCGATAGACCCCCCCGCCGAGTTGGTACCGCTCGGCTCGGAGACAACCCCGCTCCGGGCACTTCCCTTTGGCCCCACACTCAATAGCATACCCGGCAGAGTGGCGACTATGACACCTGACGCGGATAAGGAACCGCCAGAGTTGCCAGAGCGATACGGCCATATGCGTGACGATGGGTGGGCGATAATCCACGATGAGAAAGAGCTTGATGCGTGGATAGCGATGGAAGGGCATGCGATGGACTTGGAGCGGGAGGGCGTGTAAGTGGCCGCGTTCACTCGTGCGTGAGAAACCGGCAGAAAATCACGCGTTTATTGCTATCCCTCACACCGCCGGTTGTTAGGGCAAGGGGCGGCCGTGTTGAAAGATGTACGCACACGCTTTAGACGCTTGGGGGATAAGGCGGATGTATGCCCAAGCAAGTAGAGGAGTGCGTGCAGTCTGTCCTTGAGGATAACCCGGACTATTCCGAGAGTCGTGCCTATGCGATTTGCTACGCGCAAGAGAACCGTGGTGAGCTTGGTCTATCCAACGATGCCAGTCACGACGAGATGCTTGAAGCGGTCCACCGCTCGTATGACGATCCGTGTTGGGAGGGATACGAACAGGTGGGCATGAAAGAGGACGAAAACGGGAATATGGTTCCAAACTGTGTACCGGAGGAGGACGTGGAGAACGCCCGACTCTCTGCCGAACCGAAGCGGCGTTTTTTCCGGGCGCGAACTCTTGGCGGGGCTATTGAACGAATCGAACAGTCAGACGGCACTGTCCGATACACGAACCTGTCGCTACTCTCGCCGGGCAAGTGGACGGATTCGGGGAGTGGCGAGACAATCTATTACTCCGAGCGTGGGATTGCCAACATGGAGGTGACGCCGGATAACACGCTGAATCTCATGCACGACGTTGACCCGTCAACTGGGGCCGTGAATCCGGCAAGCGATATAGGGGCGATTGATGCCGAGAGTGCCAGCACGAACGATAAGGGCGAACTGGTGGCCGACGTGGTGTTGCACATGAAAAACGCGGCGAGTGAATACGCGGATGAAAACCTACAGGCCGCACTTGAGTCGGGCGGGAAAGTCGGGTTCGGTGGCCCGTCCGTGGAAATCCCGGCCGAAGGCCAAGAGCTTGAGCGGAATGGCGACGTGTTGGAACTCGTGCAAGGGAAGGTAGACGGCGCAGGGCTTGTCATGCAGCCGGCGAGTAAGACCGTGGACTTTCAGAACCAGACGGCCGAGAAAGGCGTAGCACTATCCGCCGAGTCGGAGGAACTTGCGCGTAAGACTAAGGGCGTCTATCTACAAGAGGATAGCATGAGTGACCGGACGCTACAGATGGACGCTGAGGAGTGCCGTGAGACGCTTGGAGAGTATGGGATGGATACCTCGGACATGGACGACGAAGAGGTTGTGTCTATGGCTGAGGGCCTGCACGACGAACTCATGGGCATGATGGACGGCGAGATGGGGGATTACGAGGACGACGAAGAGGAGGAGGAGATGGACATGGGAGACGGGGAAGAGGACGAAGACATGGACATGGACATGGAGGACGGTATGGGCGACGGCGTGGCCTATATCGAAGAGGAGATTGACGACCTGTGGGACAAGCTACGGAAGATTGAGGATGCCATGATGGACGACCAAGAGATGAGTGCGCGTCTCTCGGAACTCGCGGATGCCGAGACGGTGCAGGAACTACAGGCCGACCTTGAGGCAATGGACAAACAGCTATCGCAGGGTCGCACGCTCGCGGATAATGGCGTCAACGGGGAGCGTGAGGACGACTATGAACCGGTGTATGACGACACACCGGCCACTACGTCGCGGTTCTAACAATCGCTCTCAAGGACGAATTGGCAGAGATAAGCGGTGTGGGTGACGCGACGGGACGCAGCTGAATAGGCCACCCTACTACACGCCCGTAGTAGAATGAAAACACTTATGTTACATGCCCTTCTACAGTTGTGTATGCAGGGAAGTACCCAAGCGGAAGTGGATGCAACGATTCAGACGCTGACTGAGTTCAACGAGACGATTCAGAGCGCGGATGCCATTGGCGAGACGAAACTCTCGGGGGTGTTCCACAAGGCCCGGACGACCCGTAAGGGCAAGTGGACGACGGTGAGCGCGTTTTGTAAGATTGAAGACGGCGAAGTTGTCGTTAAGGAGGTGTCGGGTCTGCGTGACGGCCGATGGAGTCCCGACAAACGCTCACGCTACGACCTTGTGATTCACGTCAACGTGCGGCCGTTCATGAGCACGCGCGAGTTCAAACGGTGTGTTGACGACCGCATTAACGGCAAACTGCAGGCACTTCAGACCACCAAAATGAACATTCGGGACCGGGAGCGACGTGAGGAGTACCACGCCGACTAACCCCCTCCCATAGACTCACCTTTTTATCCGACACTCACCTTTTGCCGTGTAGAGGCAAATGAGCAGCGAGCATACTTTCGCAGAGGGAGTTCTGATCTCTGGCGAAAACGTAGACAGCTATACGGCAGGCGAGGCGCTCACCGCCCGTACTGGCGTCGAACAGACAGGCAACTATACGGTGTCGGAGTGTGCGGCCGACTCCGGCGACTTTACCGGCGTCGTTGCGTATGACGTGGCTTCCGGCGAGGAAGTGGCCGTCATCAAGCGCGACTGTGAGGTGAAGGTCGCCGTGTCCGAATCGGTGTCAGC